AAACCCTGCAGTCGGTACTCAGTATTACTGTCGACGGACAAATCGGCCCCGCCACGTTACGCGCTCTTGAAACGGCAAACCCTCGTGAGGTTGCTACAGCAGTCTGCGAAGCCCGACTAGCCTTTTTGCAAAGCCTTCCAACTTATGCTACTTTTGGACGTGGTTGGTCGAGCCGCGTTTCCGAAGTGGAGCGTGTGGCATTTAATATGGTTGGATAATTATGTCCCTTACATACTCGTCATACGTTCAGCAAATCAGCACTATGGCGGTTATCCCAGCCACGGACACCAATTTTACTATCATTATCCCATCCATGATTGACTACGCTGAATTGCGGATGCAACGCGATTTGGATTTTCTGTCTACACAAATTAGCACGTCTTCCTACACATTTACGTCTGGGAACAATCAATTAACGCTTCCAACTTCTCAATTTATTGTTCCTCAAACATTTGAGGTTATAAATTCTGGTGCTTCTTCGCCACTTCTACCTGTCACTAAAGAGTTTATTCAAAATGTTTACGGAACTGGGTCTACGCAAGGCTTACCACAATACTTTGCTGTTTATGGGGGCGATACTGCTACTACAGGTAATACAAGCCAATACATGATTGTTGGGCCAACGCCAGATGCAAATTATTCTATACGATTGACGGGTACGGTTCGTTCGGCTCCATTGTCAGCCAGCAACACCACAACATTTATTTCAACATATCTGCCAGATATGTTTATCATGGCATCCATGATCTATATTTCGGCGTTCCAACGCAATTTTGGCAAGATTAATGATGACCCTCAGATGGCGCAGACTTATGAAGCCCAATATCAGGCACTCTTACGTTCGGCTCTGATTGAGGAGAACCGTAAGAAATTTGAGGCGGCGGCTTGGACATCTTATTCACCAGCCCCTGCCGCAACTCCGACACGGGGGTAATTCATGCCCCACGCAACAATTCGTTTAAAACCCGGCGTTGAAACAAATAATACCTTTTCTCTTAATGAGGCTGCTTATTCACAATCTCAGTTAATTAGGTATTTGCCAGAACGTAATGGACTTGGCCTTGCTCAAAAATTTGGCGGGTGGGTCAATTATTTTAATTCGTCTATTGGTTCTAAAATTCGGGCGCTTAAAGGTTGGGCAGATTTAAATGCTATCAATCATCTTGGTATCGGGGCAGAGTCTGCGCTTGATGTTTTAACAAACAATAATCTTATAAATATAACGCCGCAAATTTCGACAACCAATACGGCACCTAATTTTTCTACGACATCAGGGTCCACAACGGTTACGGTAGTTGATGCAAATATCACTGCATCTGTGTTGGATTTTGTAAATTATGTGACCCCAGTGTCTGTTGGTGGGATTATTCTATCTGGTCCATACCAATTATATACGGCAGCCGGAACAACTTACACGATTATTGCGTCGTCTCCGGCTACTGCTACAGTGACAAGCGGTGGCGATTCCTACGCATTTTCAACGACAAATGGCTCATCAATTGTATCTGGAACCCTTAATGACCATGGGTTTGCTATTGGAGATACTTTTTATGTTGGTGTAGCTACAACTGTTGGCGGTGTAACGCTTTCTGGTCTTTACACGATATTAACCGTCCCGACTGTAAATACATTTACGTTTTCCGCTCAGAATAGCGCATCATCTACGGCTGGTCCTGTCTCAATCAATAGCGGCAACATAAATGCCAATTTCTACATTGCTATTGGACCTCAACCTACAAGCACCGGATTTGGTGTTGGTGGATTTGGCGTTGGCGGATTTGGCGTAGGTTCCGCTCAACCGTTTGTTCCGGGAACGCCAAATACTGCAACTGATTGGACGCTTGATAACTTTGGTCAAAATCTTATTGCTTGCCCGGCGGGTGGCGCAATTTACTATTGGCAACCAAATGGACAATTGCAAAATGCTCAAATTATTGGCGGCAATGGACCGTTAGTAAATAGCGGCATCTTTGTTGCCATGCCAGAACGGCAAGTTATTGCGTATGGTTCATCATTTAATCTTGCGCCAGACCCCTTGCTGATACGGTGGTCTGATATTGAAGATTACACTGTTTGGAATGCAACCCCTACCAATCAAGCGGGTTCGTATCGTATTCCAACGGGGTCAAAGATTGTGGCGGGTATTCAAGGTCCACAACAAGGGCTTATTTGGACTGACTTAGACCTTTGGGCGATGCAATATATTGGCGCACCTTTGGTATATGGGTTCAATAAAATTGGTTCAAATTGCGGTGCGGTATCTCGGCATTGCATTGGTCAAATGAATGGCGGCATCTATTGGATGAGCCAAAAACAATTCTTTATGTCTATGGGTTCTGGTCCACAGGCCATACCATGCCCTATTTGGGATGTAATATTCCAAAACATCAATACATCATATCTTAATAAGGTGTGTTGTGGCGTTAATAGCCAATTTAATGAAGTAACTTGGTATTATCCATCGGCATCATCGACCGAAAATGATTCGTATGTGAAGTACAATGTTGCATTGGCGCAATGGGATTATGGAACCCTTGGCCGCACGGCTTGGATTGACCAATCGGTACTTGGATCACCTATCGGTGCGGGTAGCGACAATTGGTTGTATCAGCATGAAGTTGGCAATGACGCTGTTTATAATGGTCAAACAACTGGCATGCAGTCATCGTTTTCAACGGGTTATTTTTCGTTGAATGAGGCCGATAATTTGGTGTTTGTTGACCAAATTTGGCCTGACATGAAGTGGGGTACATATAGCGGAAATACCAATGCTACAGTGTATTTGACTATTAATTATACCAATTACGCCACAGATGCTGCTACTTCGCCATCGACCAGTTATTATTCAGGATCACCATCGGGGCAAGTAACATCTGTTACATTCCCTATGACGCAATCGACTGAATATATATCATGCCGAATCAGGGCGCGTTTTATGTCGTTTAGCCTATCCTCAACTGACACCGGAACATTCTGGCGGCTTGGTGGGATTAGGTATCGTTATCAAATGGACGGGCGTTTCTAATGGTGACGTCCAAATTCCCCATGCATTTGATTAGATGCTTTTTTGTAAGCCTTATGGGCCTCTTCAGGCGTGTCAAAATGGCATCCAAGGTTTTTACTTTTTCCGTTTACCTTAATCCATGCTCCCCATTTTCCACTAGATTTGACCTTGGAAACACCTTTGTATCCAGATGTATTAGATTTTGGAATTTTTCGGTTTGCTCCATTTTGAATATGATTGCATTCTCTCAAATTATTGGCACAATTATTTGCGGGATTGCCATCAATATGATCAATCAACTTTTGTGGCCAACTTCCAGTTATAAAAAGCCAAGCCAATCTTTGAGCATTATAAAGTCGATAATCAATACTAATTCGAACATACCCATTAGTGTTGACACAACCAGCGGCCATGCCTTGTTGTCGGCGTCCCCTTCGATTTATTTTCCATGTAAAGTTTCCGGTTTCTGGGTTATAATCCAAAAGTTCAAAAACGCGGCACATTGTGATTTCATTTTCCATAATATTATTATGTCATCTCAGATGACATTGGTCAAGTAGGAGGTCGCCATCGCATCCTTAGACGATATTTTAACCACGCAAAAAAATGGTGTGCAGGGCATTAACGGCCTCAATCACACAACGCAAAACCTTGCGGGTACGGTTAATAGTTATGAGATTTCAACATCAACCTACTTAAACACCAATTCTGGTTGGTGCGCTAAGGTAAGTGTTATTGTGGCGGGTTCTACAACCGGCACGATTTATGATGCTAACTCGGTTGCGACTGCCGTCAATGGCGTCCGTTTAGCAATCATCCCCAATACAGTCGGTATTTATACTATTAATATGCCTGTAAATAAGGGCATTGTTATCACCCCCGGCAGTGGCATGATTGTAGCCGTTTCTTATAGTTGAGGTTATTATGCCGTTAGCACATGGATCATCACAAGCCACAATTAGCAAGAATATAAGCGAAATGTCCCAAGCGGGTCACCCGCATGATCAAGCAGTAGCAGCGGCATTAAATATTGCTCGTTCGGGAAAGGCATTGGGCGGCATTCCCAAGCCACTTACTAATTCTGATGTAACGGACCGTTCTGCTCGTGATCCACGGGCGCACATTGGTCCAATTCATGCGGCAGTTGCTGGCAGAACTGACCATCTTAATATGCACGTTCCAGCGGGTTCGTATGTAATACCGGCTGATATTGTTTCATCGTTAGGTGAAGGTAATACAGATGCAGGACATGATGTACTTGATAGTCTATGTCATGATCATCGCGGCAATGATCACGCAAATTCCGCTAAACATACTAACCTTGCGCCTATTGTCGCTGCTGGAGGGGAATATGTTATTCCTCCTAGTGTTGTCACTTCTATTGGTGGCGGCGACATTGATTATGGGCATAGTTTGCTTGATGATTTTGTGGTTTTGGCTCGTCATGATTTAATTAAAACTTTAAAGAAGTTACCACCTCCAAAGAAGGATTAATAAATGCAAATTGCAGAACCTAAAAAGCGTGTTCGTCTGTCAAAGAGCGCACGGAAAAACCGTAAAGTTGAACTAATTACTACCCCTGCCCGTGTTCGAGTTGCAACGCGGGATGATTTATTAGGTATTATGGAGTTGGCCCGTATTGTTCATAACGAGAACGGACTATTTGACTTCAATGACACCAAGGTGGCGGAAGCCTTGTGGCCACAATTATCTCAAACCAATGGCATCATTGGTGTTATCGGGCAACGTGACCATTTAGAGGGATTAGTTGTTCTTCGGGTTGCCAATTACTGGTATTCAGACAAACAGTTTTTGGAGGAAATGTGCGTTTTTGTGCATCCAGATTATAGGAATGCTAAAGAATCACGTGTTCAGAAACTTATTGAATTTGCTAAGAAGGTGGCGACTGATCTTGAGTTGCCATTAATGATTGGGGTTTTGTCAAATACGCGAACAAGTGCTAAAATAGCATTGTACGAGCGTAACTTTGGTGAACCTGCTGGGGCATTTTTCCTCTGGGGCGCAAAAACTGGTTCGACCACAGAAGAAGTAGACTGAGGGTTTTACAATGGGTTCCAAGGGTTCAGCCACAACGACATCCACGAGTGCGCCTCCACAGGCTGTACAGGATATGTACAAGTACCTGACTGAGCAGGGCAAGACCCTTCAGCAGCAACCGTATCAACAGTACACTGGTCAGTTGGTTCCCGATATAAATGCCACCCAACAGGCTGGTGTTAACCAATCTCAACAATATTCTCAGGCGGCACAGCCATATTTGCAGCAAGCGGGTCAAATGACCCAACAAGCGTCAATGGGCTACAATCCTGAGAACTACGCCCAAGGTGTTGCGGGTTATATGAGCCCTTATATGCAACAGGCTATGGGGGCGACTGCGGCTCAATTGCAGAACGTCAATCAACAGCAGCAACAGCAATTATTGGGTAATACAATTCAGCAAGGTGCCTTTGGTGGTGACCGTGGAAAAATTGCTCAAGCCGCATTGATGAACCAGCAGAACTTGGCTTTAGGGCAAACTTTGTCTGGTATGGCCAACCAAGGCTATCAGTCGGCTGCTCAGAATTATATGACGGGCCTTCAAAATCAGGGTGCTTTGGGCGCTCAGTACGGCAATATTGGTAATCTCGCTCAAACTGCTGGCATGACTGGCGCTCAACAATTAACAACTGCTGGCGCTATTCCTTACGCCGTTCAACAGGCTCAAGATGCAGCCAATTATCAACAGTTTGCTCAACAACAAGCGTACCCATGGCAAACACTTGGCAGCCTTGCAAACATTGCTTCCGGTCTTGGTGCTGGTCAGGGTGGCACGAGTTCAACTACTTCGCCCGGCCCTAATAGCATGAACGCTGTCCTTGGACTTGGAACGTCATTGTTAACGATGTCTGACGAGCGTTCTAAAGATAATATGGAACCAATTGGTAAGACATTTGACGGCCAAAATATTTACAAGTTCAATTATAAGGGCGACCCCAAAACCAACATTGGCCTTATGGCTCAAGAAGTTGAGAAACGTAATCCTTCAGCCGTTCACAAGACGGAAGGTGGACTGCGTATGGTTGATTATGATGCGGCCACTCAAGGCGCGGCAGACCGTGGCCATTTTGCTGGTGGCGGATCGTCAATGGGCGGCCTTGTTCCAGAAAGCATGGAACGTCATCCTTATGCTTATGGTGGTGTAGGTCAGAGCCAACGCCAGTTTGGTGAAACGCCTTACGCTGATGATCCTTTAGCTGAAGAAATGGCTGCATTGGCCAAGATTACGCTTGGATCGTATATCCCACATTCTAATATCCAAGGCGGCGGCGGTATAGGCCTTCCTCATGCGCAGCCATATCAAGAACCAGCATTTGATACGTCTGGCATTGCTGGCTTTGGTAAGGCTTTGTATGGCAAATATGGTCCAGCATATGTTCCTGATGCAAGCAAGGCAGATATGTTGGCTGCGTATCAAGACGTTGCCGGTAAATATTCAAATTATGTTCCTGATCAAGGAATTTTTGCCGCTTCTGGTGGTTATGCTGAAGGCGGTCTTGTTGCCCGTAGTCATCATGCTAATGGCGATACTCCGCCCCAAGAAAATGAAGTACCTGCTGATCAAGGATTTTTAGGAAATTTAGGATCATCTATATCCAAGGGTCTTTCAAGCCTACCAAGCACTAGCGATCAACCCGGCCTGATTGGGAACCTTTTTAATAAAGGGCAACCCCTTTCAGATGACGCTCGTCAGGCTATCATGGCTGCTGGCTTTGGCATGATGGCAAGTCCATCGCCATTTGTCGCTCAGGCTATTGGTCAGGGCGGACTTACTGGTATGAACACCTACGCCAAACAGAAACAGATTAATTATGAGACTCAAAAGGCTTTGGCTGAACAGGCACTTCAAGGTCGTCAAGTTGGTGTCAGTGAAGCCGGACTTCCACTTAGGCAGCAAGAACTTGATATTCAAAACCGTGGTCAAGCACTTGATATTTATTCTAAATTTATCTCTAAATATCATTCTGATGTTGACTCTATGGGCAACCCAATCATGGCTCCTACGCCGGGTTCTGGAGCGCCACCATTAACGCCAGAAGAATATAATGCACAATTGAATGCAATTATTCAGGCTGCTGGCTTTTCTCCTGCTGTTATGAATGCCCTTAGAACTTCAAAGCCACGTCAAGCGCAAGCAATTGGCGGACAATCAATGCTGCCTGATGATGGTGGTGTTCAGGCAGTTGTTCTAAACAATCAACCTACAGAAGATCAAGCCGTTCCTCAGCCAATTAAAGTGGCGCAAGCAGCAGTCCCCAATACTGCTGGAGCAGTTTCTACGGATGCTTCACAGACTGGAGATGTAAATCCATATCCAGATATTCATCCATCTGGAACGCCTACTTATTTTAGAAATCTGGCTGACGTGTCATGGAAGCGTTATCAGAAACTTCAGGATATGGGTCAGGATGCAACCAAAGCATTTGAGGCATGGAAATCTTTATCTGAAAAGGCCGAAGGTATTGCTAATGGAAGTCAGCAGACATTGTTGTCTGATGGAAAAACATACGGATTTCCACAATCTATTGTTCAGAAAAACTTATTGGCTGCCTCTCAAAAAGCAATATCTGATGCTCAAAATGCTGATGCAACTAAGTTTACAACCGAAAATTCTAAATTTTTAGAAGAACTACCTGCTGTTCAACAGGTTCAAGATGGTCTGATTAACGCATATCAGAAGATTGATATGAACCGAACCACTGGCTTTAAGGCAGATGCTATTGGTATTATTAAAGGAACTCCAGTCCTTGATAATATATTGAAAAAGTCTGGTGTTGATGTTGATAGTGACGGTTTTCAAGGGTTGGCTGACACCGCCGCCAAGGACGCTATTGTCAATGCCTTTAAGGCCATCGCAGCAAATGCGGGTGGCCGTACCACTAATATGCAATTGAAAGAAGGTTTGATGTCAGTTGCGGAGCCAGTAAAAGCACCGGCAGCGAAATATCAAGTTATTACTCAAGATCGTAGCAATCAATTGCGCCAAGAGGATATGGCACGAGATTGGATTGATAATATCAATAATCCAAATCCTTCTCAAAGAAAGACACAGGCTAAGTTTATCGCAGATTGGACCCGTGATCCTACTCATTCTCAAAAGATTTATGATCAAAAAGCGGTTGATCAGATTGATTATTTTTCTGGAATGACGCCAAAGGATATCAACAATTTGCCATATAAAAGAACTGTTGGTTCGGATACTCTGGCTACACCGGCAGAAATTAAGCCAGTGCAACGCCAGCCTTGGATGTCGGGTAAAGGTAGTTTTTCTTTTGATCCATCCAATAATCAAGCAGTTCAAGATGGTAAGCGGTACGATTGGGCAACGGGTAAAGAGGTAACTTCTCCATGAGTAATTTAGTTCCTGTTGCCGACGAATCTTTGCATCCTGTTGCAGAAGAGGGAACTCAAGATTTTGAGGCTAGAGTTCAATCAAAACTTCCTGAAATGCAAAAACAGTTAGCCGCAACTGGACCCGCTGGTCAGATTGCTGCATATCAGCCATTTCAATTTGGACAGGTTCCCGTTGCTGGTCCTATTTATAATAAGGCTTTGGATGCTGCTATGGCCGCTGCTGGTTATGGTCAAGGGCAGGATTTTGGCAATCGATACACGGAACTTCAAGCGCAACGTGAAGCAATTGAACGGGCAAAGTACGCTGCTGCACCTTATTTATACTCATTCATGAGTGGTATTCCAGCCGCAGCATCTATTTTTCAGCCTGAAATTGGTATCGAACGTGGTTTGGCATCTTTAACCGAAAATGCACCATATTTGATTAAAAAGACTGCGCCATATTTAGGTCGGATGCTTGAAAGTGGTGCGACTTCTGCTGCATCATCTGAAGCTGTTCCGGGTGAAACTCCAGAGGAAACTGCATCACGCCTTGGTATAAGTACTGCGGCTGGTATGGCTGCAACTCCTATTTCTTCAGCACTAACTGCTGGAGCTAAAGGAATTAAAACCATTGGAAGCAAGATTGCTGGTATTTTTGATCCAGAATCCGTAATGGCTCAGAAGATTGTATCTGGGGCAGCAACTCAGCCATCTATTTTGCCATCTCAGCGTCAGTTGTCAGTTGAAGAGTATTTAGATGCTCTAAATCGCGGCGACAAAAACGTGTCGTTGGCTGACGTTCAAGGTGCTAAAC